CGTTAGCTTCTGCTTGAATGATTTTACTTTGTTCTTCAATAATTGTTTTAGAGTACTCATTTAACTCCTTATTCATTTCAAGTTGATAAGCTTGAATACCTGCTTCTAGTTTAGCTTTCTGTTCAGGACTTAGATCCGGTGGGAAATAACTTTTAAATAAGCTTGTTCCTGCATCTACTACTTTACTAATTAAAGTTCCTACAATCGGTATCATTATTTATCCTTTTTATGTATAAGTTCTGCAACATCTCTAATATTTCTTTCTAACAAAACAGATATTTTAGAATTTAAGCTATTCATTTCACTAAACCCTTGTACTACGTAAGTACCAAAAGTTATTGAATAAAGTATAATTATTCCAGTAGCCCATCTAATAGTTGTAGGAGCTACAGCAGCAGCATCTTTCTTCTCTAACTGCTCAATACTCATTCTATGTTCTTCTGACAGCCCTATAAGTCTTGCAACATCTCTACTTATTGACTCTACATCTTTGTGCAGCAAACGAACACTATTACATCCATTCTCATCTTTTTGTATTACATCTATTTCATCCACTCTTTGATGAAATCTCTTAATTTTTTCTACTAAATCTTTATCCCGTCTAACAAAAGCTTCTTTAATTTCTCTATCCATTGTTTCAAGTTTATTAGTAAATATTGCTTGTTTAGCTAAATATTTACTAATATCCTTTAATTGCTCATTAGTCTCTGTTTGCGCTACTACTAAATGTTCTACACTTACAACTAATGATTTGATAGTAGCTTTTTGCTCTACTATATCTGTATCATGTCTCGCTAGTAAATCTCTCATTGCTTCATCTGTCATATTATTCTCCTAAACTTTTCAAGCAATGTTTGCTTTCAAACTTTCTTAAAATTCTACACAACCATTTAGCTTTACCTGTTCTGCCTATATGCGAGCTAATAGTTTCATCTTGCGAGCCATTGAAAAATACTACATTCCCTAGCTGGTCAAGAACAAGAAGCAGCCGCATAATTCTGCTTCTTTTTTTAGTATCATTTTCAAACTTTTTAATGTATTGTTCTTTATGCATAGCATTTCCCTATTCAAAAACAGGAAGTTCAGCAAGAACTTCATCAACTGTAGGCATATCTCTATTCCCAGCTTTTACATCTGCTTCAATCTGTCCAGCCGCTTTCCAACATGAACTAGCCCAAGCACCAAGTTTCTCAGCCTCAGTTCTAAAGTCATTATCGTAGCCTACATACTTACCAATAGCATTTATATTGTCATATCTAAGACTTTGTGCTTGCGTGTCTAAGTGGATTTGGATTGCATCATTAAAAGCTTTTTGTTGTTTTCTTAACATCTCTTCATCTGAAGGAGTTCTTAGTATTGTTAAATCTTCATCCGAAATAGGAGTTAATCCCAATTCTTTTATTTTTAACTCTAAAATTTCTTTAGGTGTATCATCTTCATAACTAAATATCTCGCTTTTATCATTTATGTAATTTTTCATATTTTCCCCCTTATCTTAATTCTTGCCAAGTGTTAATAATCCCTTGTTCAGAGCTTAAACGATATGTAGCATCAGATGGAACTATTGCTGAAAGTGTTACCCATATATCGCTCGAAGATACATATTGCTTAAAAAAAGAAACTTCCTCATCCCCAATAAAAAGACTTACCTTTTCAGTGTCTGTTGTTGAGGCACTGATGTTTATCATTATTGGCTTACCTGTTGTATTTGTATATGTAATATCATTTTTTCTATCATTCTTTACATCTTGCCAAGTTTGACCTACTCCGATTTCTTTTAAATCTGCTGTATTTGCTTTAGTGTCTAATTGCCCTTTATTAACAACATCATCACTAGCTGCACCAGCTTTTGCTTTAAATAGTTGAGTAGCACTACCACCAAGTAAAGCTTTACTATCAAGTTGAGATTTACTAACTGCTTCATCATCATTTGTAGCATCAGCTACTTTGAAAGTTTGAGTAGCGTCTCCACTCTCATTTGCTTTTGTCGCAACTTCATCCCTTAAATCCTCTATCTTTGTTTTAAATTGGGCTTGTGTTACTGTGTTTCCGCCCAGTTCTCCGCTTGCCGGTAATGCCATATTTTCTCCTTTAAATTTTATAACCCGTTAAAATTAGGTCACATAGACCGCCTACATCCGTTCCGCTTGCATCATAAACATTTATTGTGACGCTGTTATTGCTTTTTGTGTATTGAAAATTGATACCGCTCCCCCCTTGCAATGTTGCTTGCACATTTTTGATGATATCTATACTGTTTGATGTGTATGTTGTGCCGCCTGCTTGTACCGTGAAATCATTTAGTTTTTCTATGATGTCGTCTGCATCGACTACTATTTTTAGTGACGCAATGCTTGACTGCGCTTCTGTTTGTGGATAGTCTACTTTTATAGTCACATTTTCGCCGTAAACAACATCAAACCCATTTACATATGCTTGATACTCCACATCCTCATACATTAAATCTGTATCGTTTTTGTAGTACATAAGATTTTCAAAGTTATAAAGAGGTCGGTTATAGTCTTTTTTATAATAAAACTTTGCATCAAATGAGCCGGAGTATTGTAAAACTGCTTTTGCTGTCGCTCCAGCCGTAAAGTGGTCGATATATATCATCTCTTCATATGTGCCGTCATAAAAAATAGCGCTGTCTTGCTTGTCATAAAATTGCTCAGTGTCTGCTAAATCATACATTAATGCATTTAGCCCGTTTGCAATTAGCACCCCGTTTTCATCAACAATACAATTTGTCTTTTCTCCGATAAAGTTTGAAAAGTCATATGTTTCTATGAGATTGTTGATTTTTACATCGGCTACATTCATAACTATTGTTTCTGGGGATAAACTCTCGTTAAGTGATGTATCCATAGCTTTGATCATAAAAGTATAAGTGCCTTGAATATTTGGAAACGCCCCCTCGTAGGAGTTTACAGATAGGTATCCGTCAAATAAATCTACCCCGTTGTTCCAATCTGTAGAAGTGCCGTAGTTGTACTTTATTTTATAGCCTTTAAGATCCACTTCCGTGTTTTTGCTCCAAGTTAGCTTTTTCCCACTTTTATTTTCTTCAAATAAAAAGTTATTTACATTTGCAGGGATGTCGGACTTCCCTATAAATTTATGAGTTATCTCGCAATTGCCGACTTTAAAAACATATGTTTTGTCTTGAATGAGTTCATTTTTAAATTCATAAGTATTAGCGTATGACATGCCTACATAGTTTCCATCAACATAAACAGGGTTTTCCGACTTAGAGCTCGTCCAGCTAAGTGTGAGTATTTCATCAACTGTTCCCGTTGCATTTTTAATGAGTACTTCATCAGCTTGTAAGTTTGCAACGTTATCAACGTATATCACTTCTTCAACACGTATAACGGCGCTGTCATTATAAACATCCGCGTTGTACTCAATTGCTTGTATTTTGCGTGTCAAATCTGTGTCTCTTGTTACGCTTGCAACTCTGTAGAGATTTGTTGCTTCTGTTGTCTGCAAGCCAAATGCAAAGACATCAAACTGTTGTGGGATAATTGCCATTTCACTTACGGTCAGTGTGTCAGTTAATGTGTCTTCTGCAACTGCTGGAACGTCAATTGTTATGATTTCATCAGTCGCTAGACGTATTTGTATTTCATAGAGTTCGTTCGCGGTTAAAAATACTTCTTGATCAAGTGTAATAGTTGTGTTAGTAGCAGATACTATTCTTCCATCTGCCATTGTATTTGTCATATACTTTTTGCCGACTTTTATGACATCCCCAACCGTGCAGGCTATCGCATCGATGCTTGCCACAAATGATACTGTTTCAGTTATGTATCTGTTGTTGTTAAGTAGGAATTGTGCATAATTCGCAGCGTGTTGTTGCTTTGTGCATCCATAAAGATTAACGGCTGACTTCTTTTCAATCGTAGTGATGTCATAGTCATGTGACTGTACTTGAACTGTTTTAGACTTGTATCCGTCTGTTTCATCGTAGTATGTAACTTCAACTACATTTGAGCGCTCATTGTATGGTACATAGTCAAGTGAAAAGCTACTGTCAACTATGTTTCCGCTTGTAAAAAGAAAGGACTGAGTAGGAATTTCTACCGCTTTATCTATAATCGGCGTGAATGTACTGCCAAATTGCACGACCGTTGCACGTCCCAATATCGAAACCATGTTCAAAGCTGCTTGAAGCTCATGTTGTGCGTCTAAGTAGAGATTGCATGTATAGCCTTTGAAATTACAATACTCCGCCCATTCTTGAAACTTATCCAAGTTTATATCATTGTCTGATATTCCCTCTCGTTTAAGCAAATCATAGCACGCCCAAGCAGGATTGTTTTTCTGTTTTACAGTGCCAATATTTATACACTTACATGTAACAGTAGGCATCCCACCGTTAAGCTGGTCTGTTGCCATAGCATTTACACTTAACAGGGCTACATTCGGATATGTGAAGTCGTCATACACTATCTCATTTACATAATCAAGCGTAAAATCATTCGCAACTCTTGTGTTAGTGCTGTAATCACTCGTCCTGATAACTCTAATTTCATATTGATTCGGCAATTTGTTTGATAACTTATATGCCAATCTTTTTGTTGTTTTAAAAGTATCTGTTATTGATTCGCTATGTCCTAGATACCATGTCGTTTCTCCGGTGGGGCGATATTGAATATCAAACTGCACTGTCCTGCTTGTGTAGTTTCCATTATCGTTGACATAGTAAAGCCCTTTTGGAAAAGCAACAACTACTTCTAACTCTTGAACGCTATTTCCTGCTGTTGTATATGTAGTTACTGCGTTTAACTCGTTTAGCCCTCTTTGTAGCGATGTAGTTAATACGCTATCTCTGAAATTTCCTATGGCTGCTTGATTGTTTGCCCCTTTTGTGATTGAAAAAGAAACTTCATTATAGTTTGCAATAGGCTGCCCGTTAATTTCTACATCCGTAATATCGTCAACTACTCCATCGTTTACCGCCATTAAGATATTAATGTGCTGTTTGTCACCGGCAAGGGAGATATAACTTCCAATGATTGGCGGTGTTACTCTTGCCTCCCCAAGCATTATAGGAAGTGCGCTGCCTGCTGCCTGTGCATTACCTCCGCCGCTAAAAGAGTACGTCGGGGACACGTTTTCCAATGAACTGCTGTTTAGCCCTGCTGGCTGTGGCGTTGGCATTAGCGTGTTTATTAAAAGTCCGCCGCCGATTATAACAGCCGCTTGTATTCCGCCGTAAATTAAAGCCCCGGACATTCCGCCGTATACTCCAGCACCAACCATCCCCGCAGTTGCACCCATTAGCGCACCGGCTGCATATGGAGCAGCTATCACTAGCGCAACCATCGCAACTGTCTTAAGTGGATTACTGCCTCCGCCTCCTCCGCCTTTCGGAATAGCAACAAAAGCCAAGTGATCTTTTTCTTTTAAAATGTACGTGTAGTCTTCTATGATTGCGCCATTCACGGATGCTACAAACTCAATGCCCTCTTTTTCGCTGTTTAGATAATAAAAAACGGCTACCCCGTGGCTTATTTCGCTTACTTCTTTGTCGTTAATATCAAAAGGATTGTTTAGCTTTGTTAAAAGTGCCATTTATAAAACCCTTTTATCTGATTTTTTACTGTTGGATGTTCTATATCAATTATATGTGAATGTGCATTTTCATAACTGTGCAGCATTGTTTTATCATTTAGCATTACGCCGAAATGTGTAACAATCTTCGGGTGTTCTGCATTTAAACACATTGCCACGACTGCGTTTTTCTGCGGTGTTGTCTCTCTCCAATTTTTGCTTATTTGCTCTAAATATACGGCTAAAGTTCTGCGCGGTGTTTCTGCTCCCGTGTTAACTTCTGGGATGTCAATGTTTAGTTCGTTCTTATAATAAAGTTTCACAAGCCCGTAGCAGTCGCACCCTGCAAACGTTCGCCCTTTATCCAAATATGGGATGCCTATGTATTTTGTCATACTGTCACGCCTTTGTTCCCTATAGTTGGAAAACCGCCATAGCGATCAGAATTATCAAGCTCTCTGCATCTTGCAAGCGTTTTGTCACATGTTGTTTCTTCTCCCGAATAAAGACACTTTGTACCTTTAAATTTAAATCTACATAGATTCGGGAACATTCTATTGAGCGGTGTTCTGGCTCTGTACAAATCTCTAGCGGACACTGTAAAAGTAACTTCAAGCTGATTGACTGATTGCGTGGAAAGTGTTAAATTCTGCACAAGCACCGGTGTTGTATTTTCTAAGTCTTTGCTGTTGACGATGTATAAACTTAGCGTGAGCGGCGCAAATCCATTTGTTTTAAGATAGACATCATATTCTCTTATATACTGTCCGATAACATTATTTACATTTGCCACTTTTATTTGAAATTGTGCTGTTTCGGCGTTTGCGCTTTCGCTGACTTCTTGAATTTCAAAAGGAAAACGTTGCCACAGAATACTGTTCCATGTGATGTCTTCGGTATTGTTTACAATTCTAACTGTCTCTGCAACGCCGGGGATGTTTATTTCAAGCATGGCAAGAAATACGCTGTCAGATGTGAGTTTGTTCTTTTCAGTTTTTACTACAGGGCTTAAACTTAACATCTTACACTTCCTTCAATGTTAATGAAGTTGAGAAATAGCGAGGCATATCTTGATTGAAAGAGATGCTGTCACTTGTAAATCTTACTTGATGCGTTGTTGCAAATACTGCGTCATAAAAGTCAAACATAAAGCCTTGGTTAGCATCAAAAAAGTCTTCTAGCACTTGCGCTTCTGCCTGTGTTAAAACACTAAAAGTCAGTGAAAATTCTTTAATGTTTCGTGTATTTTTAAGGCGCTGCTGCTCATACCCGCCGCCGTAAGATTGCTTAATAAGTGGCTTGTTCGTTTTTCTGCTTATTTTCGTAATAGGGAGAGTTGGAAAAGTTGCCATTATCTGATTCCTTTTAGTACGTCTCGCATACCTTTAACATTTCGATTCACGCCGTCAATAACCATTGTAATAACTTTCTCTTGTTCACCCCGTTCATTCGTTCGTGTCATTTCGCTTATTGCGCTTGCGTCTATCTCTTGACCTGAATTGTTTTCTATGTTTATTACTACATTAGATGGGGAACTCTTTACGCCTAAATCGCCGCCGACTCTTGTGAGCGGCATAATCGCTTCCGCTCCCGCTTCTCCGAATACTCCAAGATTTGGCACACCGCCATTCGCGAACATGAAAGGCGTTGGTGTGTCTATTACTTTGTTTGAATACTGAGAAAGTGACGCGCTTTCGTAGGCCCCTCCGTGTGCGTTTGCAAAAAGACTGCCAAAGCCTCCTGCAAAAGCACTTGAAAATGCAGCGGTCAGTGGCTTAGTAATGCTCTGCTGTATAGACATTCGCACCATGTCAGATATGATGGAGTTTGCAAGTGAATTAAAGTCCATTTTTCCAGTCATCACAAAATTAGTCAACGAGTTTTCCATCCCCTTAAAAGCGTTAGTGAAAACATAGTTAATCTCTTTAGATGTCTTTTTGCTTGCATCTTCTAACTTTTTAAGATAGTTGTTTTTATAGCTGTTGACATATTTGTCATAATCAGCACCTTTTAACCCCATCAAATCAGCGTTTGTCGTAGCAGTTGAGCGGTCATCAGAAATAAGCCAAGCAGTTTTGTAATCTTTTAACTTGTTGTAGTAATCTTCCCATACTTGTTGGGATGCTGCAATTTTCGGCTTTTCATCAATAAACGGATCAAATTTATTAAAATCTTTTAGAGCTTTAATCCACTCTTGAGAATCTTTTATTTGTTGTTTTCTTGCTTTTTCCTGTGCATCAATGTATTTCTTGTTGATTGCTTCTGACATCTTATTGATGCCATTAAATGAACTTCCGTCAAGACCGTTTAAAGTTTCTTGCCATGTTTTATTTTCTTTTGTTAGTCCGTCACCTTTATTTGTTTTATTTATTTTAGAAACAACACTATCATACTCTTTTGTTAAATCAGTCAATTTATTTTGATATTCAAGTAAATCAGCATTAAGCTTTTTCTCACTTCCTGTCCACATGCTGAAACTTGTTTTTCTGCTTTGTTCTATTCTATCAAAAGTGTTTAGATAAAGTCTTTTCGTTTCTTCTAATTCTGATTTGATTTCAAATTGTCTTCTTTTTACATTCGCCTCTTCAATAGCTTTAAGTTTGTTTGCCATTTCGTCTATACTTGACGTTGTGCTTTTAATGCCTTCTTTGATACTGTCGAACATATCCGCCGTTAATATTCCGGCTAACTGTTCCCATGAGTTTTGAAGATTTGATACAGCCGTGGTCATGTTATCAACGGCTCTAAAGTCTTTTAGCTTACTATTTAGAAGTCCTACTACATCGCTACTTTCTTTTAGTTCTTTATTCGTTAACCCTAATCCACTTAAAAATCTTCCTAAGTCACTATTTGCTAAAACAGTACCAGTTGCAAGACCGTCAACACCTGCGAGGAGCGAATTAAATTCTATACCCGCAGCACCTGCCGCAATACTTACTTTTTTAGTAAGATTTATCATCTGTTCGTTAGATGCACCTGCTTTTTTCATAGATACATACATAGCTTTATAAATCTGGTTTGTTTGGTTGAGTGTATGCGGTGTTTCTGCGTTGATTTTTGCAAGTTCGTTAGCGGTTTTAATCGCCTCTTTTTGTGACAAGTTGTATTTCTCAGCAATAGATAAATGTTTACCCATAGCTGAAACATTGCTACTTGTTGCGACTGTTAAAGCGGTAAGCCCCGCGATAGAATCTTCCATATTTTTGTTGAAAGCAAAGCCTGTTTTGATTACTGCTTCAAAAGCTTTTTCTACTGCATAAATTCCGCCAACTGCTCCAGCTAATCCAAGAAGTGACGATTTCATAGAACTTACTGATGAATTTGATTTATTTACTTTTTTATTAAGTTCATCAAATTCGCCATTAACTACTTTAAGGCTTCCTGTGTCTTTGTCAATACTAATTTTTATTCGTAAATCTTTTTCCAAAGTAAAGCCCTTTTAGTTTATTTTTTATTTTGCAGTTCCTCTGCAAATATTCTTCCCATTTGAAGCACAACAGGTGTAAAATCTTTTACACTAAAATTATTCCATTTCAAGAAGTCTTTTGTCGCTTCGTAGTGCTTACCAGAAACAGAACCCATGCCGCCATATTCAAACGGTATCTGTAAAAATATTCTTGTCAGCACAAACATGTCAATATCGTCATCAAAAAAAACTATCTTTGATAACGGGTTATTGTTTATCTCTTCCCTTTCTTCGTCTTCAAGGGAGAGTTCGCCACTTCCCCTTGCATTTTGCCTTACCCATTCATAAAGACTTTCTAGCCTCTTTTGTGTAGCTTTCCCAGCTCTTCATCAAGCTGTCCTTTAAAGTCATAGATATTGCCGTTTTCGTTTTGATACTCGATGAGTTTTTCTACTGCCCCGTCTGCTTTTGAACTGAGACACTCTAATAGTGATTCTTTCGCATAAGCTAAGGTCTCTTTTACGCCGTCAATATCTATACCTTTGTCAATTTGTTTTGTTGTCGTCTCAAGATACTCATACTCAAACTTTGCACCATCTGGGAACTCAACTTCAAAGTTGATTTTTTTTCTGTTTAATTTAATTTTTTTCATAGTTTTTCCTTGTAATTTTTTAAGGCAGTTTTTTAGTGAGGGGAAACTACAAAAAACCCCTCTTTTATCTATTAACTGTAAAGCAACTCAAAATGGTGTCCACTTGTGCCATCTTTTAAGCATCTAAACTCCCTTGTAATACCAAGCTTTCCACTGTCGTCACTCTCTGAGTTTGTAAGTGGTTTAGCACTGCCAATAGTAAGCGTTACGGTTTTCCCTGCACCATTTCCGAGCGTGATAATAACGCTTTTAATGCTCTGCGTTGCCAAGTCATCCCACGCTGTAGATGCTGAGTCTTCATACGCCGTCAAAGAAATTTTAGGATCAAAATCAACTCTTTCATATTTAGCTAAGTTAATCGCGTAAATATCTTGAATATCATTGTTTAGCGAGAAATCAAATGATTTTAGATTTAATACTGCACTGCCCACTGTAATTGCTGATACTTTATTAACAATCATTAGCGATTCGCTATCAAGCGTTACGGTAGGGTTTGTTTCATTAACAAACAAAACATCCGTATATCCACTTGATGTAAACTCGGCGATTACAACCTCTCCGACAGTTCCACTTAGTTTAAAATCACTTACTATCCCATCAATAACACGCTTTCGACCATCGACATAAACAAGTGCCTCTGCTGGCTGCAGATTGCCTTGATTCGGATAATATTTCACACCTGTGTCATTTGTTCCATCATTTTGTACTTCTTGTGCAAGTCCACTTGATAACAATAAATCTTTAATTGCGGGAGGTGTTCCAAGTGCATCACCTGCTTTGTTATTCCCTCTTAGTTTTGCTTTGATTGCAAGTTGAGCGGTAGTGTGCTCTTCATCGACGAAGCTTTGTGTATTCCCCATCTCTCCGTCAAGTTCTTTAAAGTCTTGTTGCTTGATATCAGGACTCACTAGAACAATGTCGTTAATGTTTACAACATCATCTGCTGTAGGCGTTCCGCCATATTTAAACAGAACTACATTTTGTTTTGTGTCTAAAAGAGCCATCTATCTTCCTTTTGTTTTTTTTGGAGCTGTTTTTTTAGGATTTTCTTCTTGAACTTCTTCTTGAACTTCTTCTTGAACTTCTTCTTGAACTTCTTCTTGAACTTCTTCTTGAACTTCTTCTTGAACTTCTTCTTGAACTTCTTCTTGAACTTCTTCTTGAACTTCTTCTTGAACTTCTTCTTGAAC